AATTTCTGCACATTCTTGCAGGACTTTTAGTGATTCTTTCATAACATATCCTTTCTCATTCTATTATAACACATCATTAGATTTTTGTACACCAATAAATTGTTTTTTAGAATCATTCCATTCGTATATACCAATAAGATTATAGTCTGGTGTTTTTTCATCGCACGTGTACATATAAATCTTTTTTGCAAATTCATATACTTGTGAACTCAGCGATGCTAATTTTTGTTTTGCGCATCTGTCTAACGTATTGTTTACCGAAGCTTCTACATATCTTAAATTCTTATTTGTAATTACTTTGACCTCAACAGTAGTTTCATCAGGCTCTTTTACGTCCATATATTTTTTAGGATTATCTTTATAACCGCAATTCAATAAATGAATTTCAGCAGCCTGTCCTAGCATACAATCAGCTAATAGTTGTTTATAAGTCCTACCTCGCCTTGATTTGGGATTATTCCAAATTTGTTTAGCCTCGTTTTCAGCTCTATTTCTTAAAGATACTGGATTAATATCTTTTGCGTTAAATTTAGATATTTTTGTAAACATATTCTAGTGCCCTATCTGCTTCTATGTCCATTGGACGATTTTCATACCAATTACCTGTTTCCATATCAAACTCACGACATAAGTTTGTAATCTCATTTGAGTTAATAGGATATTGACGCTCAACAGCTCTAGCAGCAATAGCAACCATGATCTGATACATTTTATGATACCAACCTGTATTAGATATAATCTGATATTCGCTAGCAAGTTTCTGTGGCCAGAATGGACAATCGCGATAACTTGTCCATACAATATTAGTATTATCTAGTTTTGATTTTCTGTGTTCAAGAACTTGTTTTTGTAAAGCTTCAGGGAGTCGGTCGATAAAGTTTTTGCTTGATTTTTGTGCGTACTCATATTTTGCCATGAGTTTGATTGGGTCAACATATTCGCCATTATCATTAGAGAAGATGAAGTTATTAGCGTTATCGTAAGTTGCAGGAATATAATACATACGAGATAAGTCTTTAGTCTGTTTGTCTGCCATGTTACCCAACTCCGAGTTGAGCGCATACCAGAAGTGCTTGATCTTATCTTGTTCAACTGGAGTTTTAAGCGGGAAAACCACACGAAACTTCGGAAATTCATGAGTGCTACTAGCGGTACTATAACACACATATGTGTAATTACCAAAGCGCTCATTAAGTTCATCTTCTAAGTTGCCCTTAAATACGTGATCATCAACATCAATAGCAGCCCAACCTGCCCAATTATCAACATTCTTGTTGGCCCTAGTTGTATCAGGAACATATACAGCCGGTGATATAAGTTGCGCATCTTTTTTTCCCTTCAAAGATTTTTCAGACAAATTGTACAAAAGCTCCGAGAACTGTTGCCAGTTTTCGAAGTCCATTCTACGATGCGTCTTATTATCAAAGACGCTTTTAAATAACGTTAGGGATATCGCCATGGTTTCCATCATGATCAGGACCTTGCCATCCGGCAGGTTTAATTAAATCAGGCAAGCCAAACTTATTTGGTCTACCAACTTTCACTCCAGGACTTTTAGCCATATTAGCTTTATATACTTTGTCCCATGCTTCATTAGCATCTACTCCCATAACGTCAAGAGTACCGATAGCAAAGACACACATATCTATCAATCCATCAACCACTTCTTCAGCATCAGAATTATTGATAGCAGATAATGTTTCTTGGTATTCTTCACCAATCATAAGCATACGGAACATAATATATTTCCGCATAAGATCTTTATCATCTTTATTTTTTTCGAACCATTCTTTGACGCCAAACTTATTATGCATCATATAAATGTCATTAGCCCAATCACTCATTAGTATATTTTCCTCACTTGATAATCAAATTTTTCGGTAGTCTTAATATTAATCTTACGACCATCCATGTCTCTACCTCGCAGAGATGTTTGGTCAATCTTATTTAGCTCAGATAATTCAAAGAAACTTTTTGTTTTCTTATCACCTTCTGTAAACCATATTGTTACCTCGTACTTATCGTACAATAATCTTTTTAACCAGTTTGTCATACGAAGAAATCCTCCAACGTGTTTGAGTTGTCATAATTTATAAACCAACCGGTTGGATCGAGGATTGGTTTTAACGGTTCGCTAAATGTTTTTTCAAACTGCAAATCGTAATCCACATATTTTTCTAGACCAAATTCTTTTGGCAAGTAATCAGGGAAAGCAATGACATTCTCTTGAATCGGGTTAGGAGTCTTGAGATAACAAAACTTTATCTTCTCGCCATTCTGAATCTTGGCATATTTCTTATGTAAATTATATTTATCGATAAGAGTATTATACAACAAACTGCCACGAATGTGAATAGGCGTTCCCTTTTTATATGCGATTTTTTCACCTTTTTTTGTCGACCATTTAGTTACCTCACGGGCACCACGCGGGAAAGATATATTTTCAGGTGGTAACGAACGAAACTCATTATAGAAGTTCGTGATAAACTCTTGCGTTTTATCTTCAGATCCGCTGATAATAATTTTAAACGCTTGCTTGAATTTATCACGAACTACTTCTGGGGTCGATGACTTAATGGCTTCAATACCCATAATCTTAAGTTTAGGCTCAGCATATTGTACGCCTTCTGAGTTATGTACATTTAGAATATAACGTTTCTTTGCAGTCCAGATACCACGATCGGCAATAACTTCTCGGCCCATTTCCATACGTGGTTTGTATGCATTCATTTTGTCAAACAGTTTGGCATATGCTTTGCTTAATACTTTTTCAAAATGATCGGAACAGATCTGATCAAGAAACTTAACAGGATCTTTTGGTTTAAACTGATCTACAAGACCACCCATATTAATATACAGAGAATCAGTATCAATCGCAATAACGTAGTCCACGTCTTTAGTTTTGAGGACATTATTCATCTCCTTGTTGACGGCCTTTTCAGCCCATAATACAGAAAGTTGACCAGATAAAGTAATACCTTCGGCCATACGCATATCAAAATATCGAAAGTATTTATTACCTAGTGCGCCATAAAGAGAGTTAAGCAAGATCTTAATAGCCATCTGACGATTATTATATCGATTGATTTCTCGTTCAAGCTCTACAGATTTATTCTTTTGATATTCTTGTTCGACCTTAAGCATTTCTTTTTTAATTTGAGTACGCTCGGCATAATATGCTTCAATAATCTTTGGCAAAATACCTTGAAACTCTTTATGATAAGTCGAACCATTAGCGGCCACCGAATGTGGCGAAGTAACTTTGTCTGGTGATTCTAAATAAAAATCGACACCAGACCGCTCTGTCTGAGCCACAAGAGTCTCTGGTGACATGTTGTATTGTACGATTAGATTTGGATATAGAGAATTAAGATCGAAAGATACAACCCAATCGTGTAAGCCAACTTGTGGTTCTTTTACATAACCGCCTGGATATGGGTTCTTAATCTTTTCATAGTTAGGCGGTATAGCAATCTTTTTCTTGTTAAGCTCACGATAGATAATAGAATCCCATATGGCCGTAGTACCGAATGTGTCTTGAAGATTAACGCCACCACGATAAGCCATAGTTTGTGCAAGTTGAATAAGACCCATCTTTTCTTCGATGCGATTTACAAGTTGAACGTCTTTGATATTATAGTCTATAAACCTCTGATGATCTTCCTTATACAGGGTATATAGATTGCCATGTTCTTCGTAAGATAACTTCTTTTCACCGAGAACGACGTGAGCAATGTGATCAAGCTTGTATGATTCTTGTGCGCCATATGAATATCCAAATTTCTTAAATAGTTCAAGATAATCGGCTTGTTGTATGCCAACTATCTCATAGCCATATTGAGTACGGCCAGTAATTTCTGTATTACGTTCGTTTACCATATTCCATGGAGATAAACGTCTTACGGCTTCAACGCTTCCAATCCTAGAAAGGCGATTAATGAGATAAGGAATATCGAAAAAGCGACTGTTCCAACCGGTAATAATGTCTGGCCGGTTATCACACCAATACTTGTGGAAGCTAGCCAATAGACCTTCTTCTGTATCAAACTTATGATACTGAATAAGATCGCCATGCATTTCAATATTACATTTTTCATAATCGTAATCGCCTAAGCCCCAGACATGATAGACTGAGGATTGACTTGATTTGAGAGCAATAGAAATAATTGGTTGGATTGCTTCTTCTGGTTTTGGAAAGCCGTCATCAGAAGCAACTTCAATATCGAAGTTAACCACGTTTACTTGACTAGGACGAAACTTGATTTCGTTAGGAAACATATCAGTAATACATTGTTGAATATAATTTGTATTACCGTATACTTTAAATTGGTCAACGTCTTTGTATTTTTCAATAAAGTTTTTTGCATCCCTCATTGAGGGAAAACCCATAGGTTCTACCGGTGTGCCATCGAGGGCGAGCCATTCGGTATTTTTGTTTTTACTTGGGATAAAAAGAGTGGGCGCATATTTAATTTTCTTTTCGACACGTACGCCATTGTCGTTATAGCCGCAATATAGGATTTGATTCCCATAGCGATTTACTGATGTATAAAATGACAAATAAAAACCTCCAACAATATAAGTATTCTATCACACTTTGCGGGGAATGTAAACAAAAAAAGGCGCCGAAGCGCCCTTTTTATTTTCCAACTTTTTTTCGATATGAGTGATCAGGATCAAGCATTACAGCTCCTTTAAAAGTTCCTTTAGTTTTCTTTTAGACTTCCCTCGTACCTTGGCTTTAGATACGTCATTATCACCATCACCAACTACAACTAAAGCAATCATACCCATTGTTGCGTGTGGCGTACATTGATACAAATAAACACCTGGAGTATCAAAGGTTATAGTTACTTCTTCGTTAATCTTTGATTTTTTAGGTGCTTTCCATCCATCTGGCCCTGCGATGAATTCTACGTTATGTCCCTTTTGTGCCGGTATCCATGTAATTGATGTACCAACTTCTACTCTTGCGATATCAGTACCGTAAACCATTTTAGCACCGTCATCACGTTTATTTAACATTTCAATAGTCATGTCAGCTGCGTTAGCAGCTTGTAAAAATATAGTACCGAAAAATGTAAGTACCATAACAAGTATTATAGATTTATTCATATTATATCCTTTACTCGTGTTCGCCATTAGCACTTCTCCCACTATACTTCATATGAGGAGGATACTTCTCTGCTTGTTCAAACACTATTGCTGTTATAAAAATTCCACATATAACTAATACGTGTGCGGCAGCCGACCATCCAAAAATATATGGATTAGCCATTATAGCTGCAAAAATTCCACTCCACATTACAGATAATATTAAAAATACCATTAATCCAAGTTGAGGTGGCAAATTACGAAGAGGCGAATGTTCTATCGTCATTATACTCTTCCATCCTTCCTTGGCTACTATCCATAAAGCCATAGGAGGAAATGCTTTTATACTTCCTTTCATTACTCGTCCTTATTTAAGTTATACGGATCGTACTGTTCTCCGTTATATTGAGATCCAGTTTTACCCTTACCTGTTTCTACTCCACTGTTACAACCAAACACAACAATACCAAGAAATATTGCTGAATACATTACAACTCTTTTTGTCCACATCATAAAAGCTTCAAATGTTTTTTCTGCTTCTTCTTGTGCCGATGCTCTAGGATCTAACTCCCCCATCCTGCATGTTCCTCTTTATTTCTCATTCTCACATGACGAGTTGGAAGATAACCGCCTGGTACTTCGCCAAGGCATTCAAACCCCTTTGATAGTTCAAGCCATCTTCGTTTCTGTTCATGAGATTCAAATTTCATATCAAACGTTTCACCAGTACTATTATTGATGATAGTAAAATGCATTTATTCTGCCTCTACCCACGGATAACATGGGACTAAAATTGCTTGTTTACAATACTTTGCGTTATCCACTATTAATAATGGAACGCCTAAAATAAAGAAGGCTACAATGAGAAACGCCCACCCTAGCCCTCTGGTAGTACAATAGTTCTCGCTCATTCGTCGAAATACTTATCCAGCATTTCTAATCGTTCATGAGCGTGACCCATAATCGTTAGTTCTTTTTGTACAGCTTCTACAATATCGCTGTGCTCACCAATACCGGTTGAGTTATTCATATAAACCATAATATTTGTTTTTGCTCTTTCAAGCTCGCCTTCAGCATGCATTCTAGCTGCCTTGATTAGTTGCGCTGCAATACTCATGTTCTGTTACCTCTCAGTGCAAAATATAAACCGCCAACCCAAAGGAATACATGAAAGTTATCATATAGAATAACATCCATAAAACTATCAGGTTGACCTACCCATATAACTCCTGTCATAATACTACAAATTGTAATACCGCTAAACCGAGTTATAATATCATTAATTTCTTTTAGCTTTTGTCTTATGACAATGCCACCTACAAGCAAGCCTATACCGGCACCGATTTCACCGTATGCTGCAAACCACCATACAATGTAAGGCAAGTCGAAACTTTCTGCACCATCCATTGTTACTGGCAATTTACTAAAGCCTTGCTGTAGAAATACAATAGCCAGAGGAATACGAAATAGCCAATGACTCATACAAAATTCTGGAATTTTATTAACAACGTTTTTTATCATATCACCTCTGCCCATTGTTTTCTTATTTATAACTTCTTAAGCTGCAACATAAGTTCTCTAGATTCCTCGTGATACCCAAGTCGAGTTAGCTCTGCCGCTGCCCGTGAGTACCCTATCACCTTCGTAGTACGGTCTAATGAAGACCACAATCCCGACAAGGGCGAGAATATACAAGACATTATAGTTGACATTCATACCCATCCTTTTAAATTGTCATTAGGACCATAGTCCTTGACCAATTTATAGTCTGGGTCGCCCATAGCTACTCTTTTAATGTCTCCTCGACCAATACCGATATCGTTTAATTCTCTATCGTTTAGTTGCGAAAGCTCATTATAAGTGTTTCTATAAGACTGTCTGTTACGTAGTTTCTGTAAGAAGTTCTTTACTAGATTTGTCATTGATTACCTCGTTTTGACCAATATTGATTTTACGAGGACGCTTCTCTTCTGGTAGGACGACTTCTAAACTGACTGTCAAAATCCCATCCATCATGTCTGCTCCAGTGACTTCTGTGTATTCGCTTAACCGATATGACTTCTTAAACTTTCGAGCACTTATACCTTTATGAACGTAACTATTTTGATCACGCCTTTGTGGTCTATCACCTGTGATAGTAAGCACGTGGTCTTTCACTTCAATATCGATATGATCTTTATTGAAACCTGCTACTGCAAGTTCAATCTCATATTTCATATTGTCGTGTTTAATTACGTTATGTGGGGGATAAGTATCCTTCGCGTGGCTGTGTATTGATTCCAGCTGATCGAAGATGTGGTCGAAACCTAAGAATGCGTTTCGGGGGTATACGAAATTACCTGTCATGTTTTCCTCCTATGACTAGCAAGGTTAAAATGGGCCCGACCATTCGGCACCCATATTATTTATATAGTGTAT